TGTTGTGCATCAGATAGGATAGACATAGCCAACATGCAAGGCATATCTTCGTGCAGCATATCTTCCATGTCTAGCTGTGATAGGCCATACATATCCATGTACCGCTTGTCTGCCTCTGTCTGTGCTACTTCATTCCAAGTTAAGTTACCCATAGCTTTGCTCCTTTAGATTGGTAAGTAGTTTGACAAACTCAAGTTCTGATTTTGCAGCCCATAAATAATTTTCATAGAACTTTACTTTTTCCAATGCGTTGTCGTGCTTATCGCTGCGATGATACTTAGCAATGATAAGTGTACAGCAGTCAATAGTGTTTTGTAATTCTTGTGCAGTTGGTGCTGCTGTTAAATCTAAACTAGGCATAGCTTTGCTCCTGTGCTATCTGAGTGTTACGCCTTGCAGTACGTCTCACGTTCTGCTTACGCTT